CCTGGTCCTGTGGTGTCCGAGACCAGTTTACAGCCGAAGCCGGCGGTCAAAAAGGGCAAGGGAATTTTGAAGGCCACGGCGACAAAGGCTGATTTCGAGCATTGGGACGGGAAGATCGATGCCATTAGCGACATCAACTGGATATACAATCATCTTTTGATAGCCGATGTCAGGCCAAGTGATGCTCCGAGTCCTGGCGCCTGGGCCCATCTTCAGTATCACAGGTCCACTCCGGCGGCTACGGACGAATTTTTCACGAAGGTTTATCCGCGTCTTATTCCGGCCAAAAGTACTATACAGAAAATGCAGGACAAGTTCCATGATGACGGTCGAACAACTTTTGAGCTCCTCGACAGACTACTCGCAGAGGAAGCAGCAGGTGAGGGAGAAGTACCCGTTTTACAGGTGGTGCTGCCGGAACGTCCCGGGCTACAAAACAAGGCGGGGCAATCTGCTGTTTCGCAAGAAGGTCCTTGAGTTAGCTCTCGAGAAGGAAGATTACGCACTTCAGCTCTGGATCATGTGCTCCAGGGACCTGCTTTTTTTCATCAACACATTTGTCTTCACTTATGATCCCCGGAAGATACCAAAGATAACGGAGCTGCCATTTATCACTTACGATTTTCAGGATGTGGCATTCGATGATATTTTGGAGGCTATTACCAACAAATACGATCAGCTTACCGAAAAATCGAGGGATATGGGGGCTTCGTGGATGTACCTGATGGTATTTTTATGGTATTTCCTTTTTGTCCCGTTCGCGGCTTTCAGGCTGCTCTCGAGGAACGAGGACTTGGTAGACAAAGACGAGGACCCAGACTGTCTGTTTTGGAAGATTCTGTTTGCATTGAAGCGTTTGCCGAAGTTTCTCCAGCCGGAATACAATTACGTCCATCTTCACATCAAGAATCTCGACAACGAAGCCACGATAGACGGCTGCACAACAACTTCTGATGCGGCCAGGGGCGGCCGCTGTACGGCGATGTTCCGTTCCTGACGGTCATTCCATGCTGGCCTCAACGGGCGCCGTGACGAAATGTCGTCTTTTTAATTCTACCCATCACGGGGCTGGCACGGCCTTCTATCAGTTGAGCGTGAAGGAGACGATGAATAAGCTGAAGCTCCATTGGTCACTTCATCCTCTCAAGAATTCAGGACTTTATTATTCCGTAGGCAAAAAATTGGTTATGGTTGATAAGGAGTTCCGGGGTGTAGTATCGATAGGACGACGAATATCCTTTCATTCTCGATGGCAAACTCCGTTATCCCTGGTATGACGATGAATGTGCTCGAGCTGCGCACCCGATGGAGATAGCGCAAGAGCTCGACATGGATCCGTTTGCCGCGGACTTCCAATATTTTGACGGCTCGATAATTCAAGAAATTGAGACAGAAGATGTGCATCCTCCCTTTCACGAGGGCATGTTAGAGTTTGACGAGGACAGTCTGGACCCGCTCGAATTTGTTGAAGGCAAGAATGGTCCGTTGAAATTGTGGATTCATCCGGATTTGTACGGAAGATTTCCTGTTGATTTGCAGGTTGGTGTCGGCGTTGATGTTTCTGCGGGTACCGGCGCCAGCAATTCAGCAAGAAGCTACGTCAATCTGCGGACCGGCGAAAAAATAGGAGAGTATGCCGATCCCTGGATCAAGCCGGAAGCGTTTGCCAAGGTTGGCATAGCTTTGAATAGATGGTTTAATGATGCGTTTGAGGTTCCTGACGGCGCCGGGCCTGGTAGAACGTATTGTGATGAGCTTGTGCTGCTTGGATATCGGAATATCTATTTCAGGCGAGACGAGGTTGGTCTGAAAAAGAAAGTTTCAGACAAGCCGGGGGTCTTTTTGAATCCGAAAGAAAAGAGGGCTATTTTCGGGAAATACCGCAGGTCTTTGAAGGACAAAACATTTATACAGCGTAGTCACGAGGCCAACCAGGAATGTCTCGCTTATATTTTTACTACCGGAAACAAGATAGAGCATACAACGGCTGTTAAGTCTGTTGACCCATCTGGCGCCGGAGAAAGTCATGGTGACAGATGTGTAGCTGACGCTTGTGCCAACAAGTGTTTGGAGCTGCTGGGTGGTAAGAATCTGTTAGCTGCTCCCAAGATTGAGCCGAGAAATTGTTGGGCTTCGAGAAAGCGTAAGTGTTTGGAGCTGCTGGGTGGTAAGAATCTTTTAGCTGCTCCCAAGATCGAGCCGAGAAATTGCTGGGCTTCGAGAAAGCGTGAATATGAGCAAAAAAAGCGTAAAGAGAAGGAATGGTAAAAGTTTTTTTTATTTTTTTGTTTGACTTTTTGCCGAATAAAGTGGTATAGGCTGTAAAACAGCATAACCACTATATTTGAGATTGGCGGTATATGTGGATTTGCGGCGGAAAGGCTACAGCAAAGGTAAGGCTGCGAGAATATGTCAATCGAGCACCGGACAGGCGCTAAAGACAGGTAAGCCGCCTAAGAACAAAGGGAAAAAAAGATGAAGTGGCTCTATTACAAAGTAAAGATGTCCATACTTATTAGCTATTGGATTTGGTTACATAAAAGATAGTATATGGCATCGTTTAATCCTAAAAGTTCAACCGATGTCGAGCAGCTCTCGAAGGCCGTTGGCTACAGCCGAAAGTGCTTGTCTGTTTATCGAGAGAACAGGATTGAAATATTACGGCAACTTGTCGGCAATCATTATTCGAACAATGGGGCGGACGATAAAGTTCCTATCAACCTTCTGGAGCTTTCAATCAATATTTACATGCAGCGGCTGGCCGCTCAGGCTCCGCAGGCCGAAGTGACGACAGATTACGCGGAACTTAAGGAAATATGCACACGCACCGAGATTAGCGGCAATCAGCTTCTTGAAGACATGAAACTTGGTGATACACTTCAAATGGCGGTAATGGGCGGGATTATATGCCAGGGCGTTGTCAAGACGGGCCTGAAACTCGAAGATGTGGAAGTGGGCGGCGAAACCCTTCAAGGCAGTAAAGGCTTTGCTGCCTATGTTTCTATGGATGATTGGGTTCAGGACATGACAGCTTCTGACGATGATGGCAGTCAATTCGAAGGCAATTATTATTATGTGACAAAAGATGAAGCCCAAACGATGTTCCCGGGCAAAACATTCGAGGAGGTCGATAAGCAGACACAAGACAGGGAAGAAAAGGCACATAAACTATCAGAAAGCGAGGGTGGAGGTCAGCGAGAGGAATTCAGGCCAAGGGTAAGGCTGATGGATATTTATTTGCGGAAGCAAAAGAAAGTTTTGCGCTGCTCTACAACAGATGATGATATGGATCCTATCTTGGAAGTGTGGAAAAGAGGTCCATATCACAAGCTGGCCTTTATGAAAATCGACAACAATGCGATACCTGTTGCACCGGCGATGCACTGGCGGGATATTCACGATTTAGCAAATAAGCTTTTCCGCAAGCTCGGACGTCAGGCTGAAAGGCAGAAAACAATAACGGGAGTCCAGGCAGGAGCTGATGCTGATGGTAATCGCGTTATAGAAGCCAATGATGGTGACATGATTAAATTGGACAACGCCCAGGGTGTGAACGAATTCAAATACGGCGGGATATCACCTGAGTCGTTGGGTTTTCTTGTGATGATTCGGGATTTGTTTAGTTATATGGCTGGCAATCTTGATGTTCTCGGGGGATTGGGACCGCAATCAGAAACTCTTGGCCAGGACCAGCTATTGTCGGCATCAGCCTCCATGCGAATTCAGAAAATGCAAAAGGCCACGATAACTTTTGCTAAGGAGATCATCGAGGATATCTTTATGTATATGTGGGAGGATCCGCTTTACAATCCCATCGTTACTAAAAGAGTAAAAGGTTTCGATGATGTTTCAGTTCAGGTTCCTTTTGGTCCCGAGCAGAGGCAGGGCGAATTTCTAAGACTCAATATCGATATTGAACCTTACTCTATGCAGCACACCTGCAGGGGCTGCGGACCATCTTCCAGGAATTTGTTGCTCCCTTCCTTCCGATGATGCAGGCCCAGGGGGTTGCTATCGATATGGAAATGTTGTTCAGGAAAATCGGCAAGCTCGGGAACATACCTGAGCTGAATGACATTATTGTTTACGAGACTCCAATACATGAGCCTCAACCGCAGCAGACTGCAGGAAAGCCTGCAAATACAAAACGCACATACGAAAGAGTAAATCGCCCGGGCGCCACGAATGCAGGCAAGTCTCAAATACTCCAACAAGCTTTGTTCGGGAAAAAGCCACAAGTAAGTGAGACTGCTTCGCTATTGAGGCAAACAGGATAGAAAAAATGAATGAGAAGAATAACGATAAGGGCATGGCAAAGATAAAATTGGTTCATTTAGTTTACGGATTACTGGCGGCGGCAGTTATTATCGGGATTGCAATAGGTTCGCTAATGAACCAACAAAGCACAAACACAAAAAACATACAATCAAAGGTATCGAAAGAATATTTTGATTTGTATTCACAACAGCAGCTCTTGCAGATTACTGAGATAAAAGTATATCTGGGAAAAATTGATTTGAAACTCGAAAAAATCCAGAAGGATTTTAGTAGGGCAAATTGTGACGAAGCAAAATGACCATCTATTCTTATATCTGTGAGGCATGTGGGCATAAGCAGGAAGTTGGCCGGGGAATGAACGATGATGAGCTTCCTGTTCTATGTAATGTATGCGGGTTCGTAATGCACAGGGATTGGCAGGCTGATTTCGGCAGGCAGTATCATGGCGATATTTGGCCGATGGAATCTTATGCGGCCGGCGTTCATCCCAAGCAAATACCCGATATGGTCAAATTCGATAAGGAGCACGGAGTACCCACGGATTACAGCGAAGATGGCGATCCTGTTTTCAGAGGACCCAAACACAGGAGAAAATATTGCGAAGCTCATGGCTTATTTGACCGTAATGCCGGCCTGAGCGATCCGGTGCCGGCAAGATGTAGATAAAACCTAAACTGAAAGGACACAATTATAGTGTAAGGCCAAAAGAAAATTCAGGCATAAGGCGGAGTCGCGACCGCTGAGATGCCGTTACCATCATTAGCCTGTAACGGAGGCTTCTGAGGAATATCCCTTGGAAGCCTCTTTTCTTTTGGTCGTA